TGTAAATCAACCAACTACAAGTCGTAACCCCGCATTGCGTTTGTTAGCAATGGGGATCGCAACCTCCAATGGTAGAGAGGTCAGCTCTCCATATGTTGAACGTCCGCGTTCAACAATCGCGGGCCTTGGTTATGATCTTGAGCACATCGCTTCAAGTGTAACTGAGGGCAAAGGCGAAAAGGGTCCTGGTTTACCAGTACCTAAAACGCCTAAGCCTTCAGAACCAAGTCCCGCGGTCGGGCGACCGGTCATCTCTAAGAAGACCGTTCGCCCGTTGGGGCGTCCCGTTACAAGAATTGTAACCGGACGCCCCTTAGGGCACGTGAAGTTACGCAAAACTTCACGTGCCCTCCCGGCCCGACTTTTAGTCGGGCCTTCCGTCAACTTAACAGTTCCGTTTTCGAGTTCTGTGAAGTTGGCCCGGTCTCTCAGTACAGAGGACCGGTTATCCGTGTGCGGAAGCGTTAAAGCTTTTTTCACACTCCTCAGAATCTATGGTCTACGTTGGAACCCTAGTACTCAGCGCTCGTTCGATCGGACAGTGATTTACTGGCTGGCGGGTGCTAGTCAGTGTGATTCGTGGATGAAATACGTCAAATGGAAATTTGCCGCATACTTTCACGCTCATACTGATCAGCACGACGCCCCGCCGGAGTCACCCTTTCGACCGGAGTCTAAGTATCTAGAGAGTCCACAGACCCTAGTTTCTGGAACCGCAGGTCGCTTTGCGCGCGTGATTCTTCGGTCTCCGGACGCGAACACCTTTCTTGCATCAGTCCTACAATGCAAAAAGGGTTGCCCTCGTCCTTCAGCCACGGTGGTGGCGGAGGCTGTGAAGAAAACAGTCGCGGCGCTTACTACGACCCGTCCTGCAAAACCGTCGAGTTGGTTGATTGACTGGGCAGACTGCCCAACCAATACAACTGTTCAAACTCGGCTGGACAGATCTATGCTGGAAATGCAACTCCAACGTACTGTCCGGGAGCTTTTCCGCGGAAAGACTTATACCGATCGAGATCGTTATCGGCCTATCTTTCCGTCGATAGCTGCCAGTTATGCAGATACGCGTGCGCAGGGGGGGGCGTTCCGTTCTATTCGTAAGTTCGCGTTGGCCGCTGGTCAATGCGAAGAAACGATAGGCGGTCGCCCTCCTCCGTCACGTGTGCGGTTTGAGGAGTCCCCCGTCGAAGAAGAACACATTGGCTCTGGTGTTCGGTCGTGGAATGTAGATATCGTTGATGTGGAATGTGCGGCCGAGGAGTTATACAACAGTCTCTTAAAACACAGCATGTACGAACCGTCTTATGTTAAGGCGATAGGTCTTGCTGAGTCACTTAAGGTACGGGTGATAACCAAGGGCGCACCTTACACGTCTAAGGTACTACATCCGTTGCAGAAGTTCATGTGGAAGGTTCTTTCAGAACATCCGACGTTCAAACTTGTAGGCAGTCCTGTGACAGCACGTGCTGTCCAAGACCGTCTAGGTAAGAAGTTGGCTGATAATGAATTTTACCTTTCAGGTGATTACTCTGATGCAACGAACCAGTTAGCTCCCTGGGTCTCTGAGTGCATTGCGAAGGAAATTTCGCAGGAATGCGCCCTAAGACCGGAAGAGAGTGAACTGTTTCTACGATCGCTCACAAGTAATGTGATCGACGACGGTGGTGTGATGAAGCCTCAGCGCTGGGGGCAGCTTATGGGTTCGATTGTAAGTTTTCCCGTCTTATGTATTGCGAACGCCGCCATGTGTCGTTGGTCAATAGAGGTGGATAAACTGAGGAGGTTCTCCTTAGTTAATACATCAATTATGATCAATGGCGATGACGTCGTTTTCAAGACAACAAGGCGGGGACACAAACTTTGGGAACGCATTACTTCCTTCGGTGGTCTTACTAGTAGTATCGGGAAAACCTTTTTGACTCGTGCTTTTGCACAGATCAATTCGGTCAACTTCCAGAGACTTAGTGAACCACTGAGAGAAGTAGTAGACGGCAAGCATCGGGAGTTATACTTTCTGGAGACGCC